CGCACCCCGATCTCGATCTCGAAGCCGACGCCTGCGGCCAGCTTCTCCTCGATCGTGTGTTCTTTTTCGAGCCAGTTCGACCACTTCTCGAACCACTGACCGTTCTGCCATGCGAGGACGAGGCCTTCGCTGTTGTCGTAGCGGATCAGCGCGGCATGGCCGCTGCGCTTGAGCCAGGCGCGGAAGGCCGGATTGCGATGGGCATCGCGGTCGCGGCTCTCGCACCACACTTGGATGATTGGCACATTGGTCCGCTCGCCGGTCAGGTCTTGCACGGCCACGACGTAATCGGGGATCGGATCGACGACCAGGCGCGAACGGTCGGGCCGCTCGCCAAGGTCCTCGCCCATCAGCCAGAGGCACGACCAAAGCTGGCAACTGATGGGCCGGTGTTTGTAGATCGCGCAGCCGACGCCGTGCTTCTGATGCCGGCATCGCTGGTTCGCTGGCTTGTCGATCTCTTTGGTCGGCAAGACCTTGCAACAGAGCTGGCAGTCGCCGCAGGTTCGCTTCGTCGTCATTGGTAGGTCCTTTCGTTTACACAAACAGCCCGCGCAGACGGCGTGTCAGCGCGGCATAGACGGGCGGCATTTCGTTGAGCACCTTGCCGCCCAACGTCGCGCCGCCCTTTTCGCCGGTGATCACCGGCCTGCCCGCATCGCTCACGCCGACGTGGGCCATCTTCTCGCCAGCGCGGATCGCCTGGCGCACTTTGTCGAGGTGCGTCGGTCCGTTGGCCTTTTGGTACAGCGGATTGTTTTTCCACTGGCCCCATTGCTTGAACCACACGGCAGAGCCCGCCTGGCGCGCGAGGTCGACCGACGTGTGGCACCACTGTTCGAGGCAGTCGCGCGCGCCTGGGCCGCTCTCGCCGCCGATCAACACTTGGTCGATCTCGCGATAGTCGTGCTTGTCGGGATCGCCCAGCAGCGGCTCGATCGACAGGAACAGGATGCAGCCGCCGACCGCCTGCTTCATGGCGCGCAGCGTGTCGATGCGGCCGCGCACGCGATTGTCCTCGACCGATGCGCCGAACCAGATGTGATCCGGCACGGTGCGCCCCCTGTAGCGCGCCTCGACATAGCGGCTCATCGTCATTGGCCGCTTGGTCAAGACCTGAAACACCGTGTCGGTTTTTCTTTCCATCACGACGAAGCAGTCGTCGCGAAAGCTGTCCGCGATCTGCTCGTGCATGAGGTCGCTCATCGAGTTGACGAAGACGCGGCGCGGCACGAGCTTGCCATCGGCGCCGACGAGCGGCTTGAATTTCGACACCGTGGCCAGGCGATTGTCGTGGCTGATTACTTGGGTGAAGTCCTGGCCCCATCGCTTCTCGACGATGTACTCGGCATAGCAATGATCGCAGCCGGCCGAGACCTTCGTGCAACCCGTCGTCGGGTTCCAGGTGCTGTCGGTCCAGCTGATGTGCGTTTTCATGACGGCCATTGTCGGCTCTCCGTTTCGAGGGGTTTACCGCTATAAACATGCGGTGTATAGACGGGACGCGCACTGTGCTCGGGCTTTGGTAGGTCCTTTCCCACGGTGTGGCGGGGACCGCCCCGGCGCGTCTAGGCGCGTCGGGGCGTCCTTCGACTAAGCGTGCTTCTTCGCTGTTGCCTTCTTCGGTGCGGCCTTGGGCTTGGCCGGCTTCGGTGCCTTCACCGGCGGCTTGGGCTGCAATTCCACGCCCTCGCCTTTCGCCATTGCCTCGACGATGCCGTCGACTGCGTTGTGCTCGGCCTTGGGCTTCTCCGGGGCCTTCGGCGCGGGCAAGGCCTTGGCTCCCGCGCCAGCATTGTCGAGGATCGACTTGATGCGCTTGGCGAAGTCGTCGGCCTTGGCCAGGATCGCGTCTTTCTCCGCGCCCTTGAGATCCTTCGCCGCTTCGCGGTTGCGGGTCTCGTGGGCCTTGAGCGCGGCGATCGAGCCGCGCACCGAGGGTGCGAGCATGAGGCGCGTCGCCTCGTGCATCTTGGGATCGGATCGCGTCGGCATCAGGAACAGCACCACGTTGGGCACCGACGAGAACGTGAACAGCACCGGCTGTTCGCTGCCATCCTCGGCGGCGTAGTCGTAGCAGCTTACCTTGGCCTCGGGGTCGAGGCGCTTGGCGATATCGCCAACCGCTTTCAGGTATTTCGGATCGAAGCCGGTCGGCTTCCAGTCGCCGCGATCCACGCTGAGGCCCGACCACTTGGCCGTGGTCACGCGCTCGTAGTCGGGGAACGTGCCGTCGATCGGCTGGATGCGAAAGACGTTCACGCCCATGTTGTCGGACACTTCGAGGCGCGGCTGGTTCTTGCCGTAGGCGATCTTCACGCTGCCCGCGAACGACGTGTCCTTCTGCTCCTTGTCGATCATCTTGAGCCGTGCGGCGAGCTGGTCGCCCGGCACGATGATGCCGGCCTCGAGCCACGCCGGACCCGGCTTCTTCTCGTCCTCGCGATAGAGGTTGACGATGATCGCGCGGTGCCCGTCGGTCGCCACGGCGCGGACCATGCGGTCGGCCGTGCGGTGCAGGTACACGCCTTGCAGGTAGTAGCGCGTCTCGTCGGTCGCGACGCACAGCAGACAGGCCAGCAGGTAGCTCGTCTCGATCTCGATGGCCTCTAGCTTGCCCACCTTCTCGGGCTTGGGCGGCTTCGCCTTGCCCTTCGGCAGCTTGGGCAACGGTGGCAGCTTCGCGCCTTCCGGTCCGCCGGGAGCGATGGCGGTCTTGCCGTTCATGTTATTCGTCGTCGTCATTTGGTAGGTCCTTTCTCGTGTTGAATTACTGAGCCTGCTGCGACATTGCGCAGGCCTTCTCCTTCGCCAGCGTAGCGAGGTACTGCTGGCGCTGTTGCAGGGCGACGGTCTCTTTGTCGGCCGCACCCTGGAAATCCATCGCGAACCACAGCGGCCAGATGAACAGGCCCGCAACGCCGGCCGCGACGTTCTGCGCGACCTTGTTGCCGCTCTCGCGGCCGAGGTCCGCGATCTTCTGGTCGTTGGCGTGCACTTCGGTCGTGATCGCCGCGCAATTCAGTTGGCTATCGTCGCCCTTCACCACAGCCACCGGCTGGGGCGCGCGTCCCGCGCACGCTGCGGTCATCATCACCAGGCCCACGAGGGCCGCTTGCTTGATCGAGAACATTGGTAGGTCCTTTTCACTTGTCACCGCGGCCCTGTGGGTCCGCGTTCTGCGCAATGGCGCATAGTCGAGGGGCGAGCTCGCGCCCGCCCCTCTTGCAATGCGTCACCGCTTGGCCTTGGGCTTGGCCTTCGGCTTGGCACCCCACGGCAGGCCCCACTTGTCGGCGCACACCGGGCCGTAGCCGACCTCGACGCTGCGCCCGTCCTCGAGCGGCAGCGAACAGAAGGCACAATTGCCGGTGCGCGCGCCGTAGGCTTTGCCCGCCGCGGCCGGATCGGTCGCAACCGCTTTGAGCACCGGCACGCAGGCCGCGAGCTGCTTTTCGTTCGGCTGCTGGCTGGCATGGAACGCGCCCGCGAGGTCGACGCGCCCGTAGTACAGGCGGTTCTCCTGCTTGCCGCTCGTCACCATGATCTGCCCGACATGCTTCGACTTCTCGCCAGCCAGGCGAAGCGTCAACACAGTGTCGTCGTCCATGATGGCGCGCAGCTTCGGCCATTGCAGGCCGCTCTCGCGCGCCTTGGCGAACAAGGCGACGAGGCCGGAAATGTCGCCGACCTCGACCGGCTTGGTCGGGGCCTTCGGGTTCACGATGCGGTCGGCCATCTTGCGCACCCACATCGCCTGTTTGTCACTGAGGCCGCGCGGGCCGGACGCCGCGCCAACCAGCGAGTAGGCGAATTGCCTGTCGTTGGCGGGGAGCTCGTCCACGCGGGTTTTGATCAACTCCACAAGGCTCGCCTGCGGAGCCTTCTCCACGTCGATCTTCTTCGTAAGCATTCGGTAGGTCCTTCTCGTCTGTTGCTGAAATGCGAAGGGCGGCCCATGACGGGCCGCCCTTCTTCGGTCTAGCGCGCGCCCGGAGGCGCGTTTCTCCGATCTGCGGCAGCTGGCTGGTGCAAGGCGTTGCGTTCGTTGCCGATCATGGCAAAGAAGCCGATGGTGATGAGCGCTGCCCACAGCACGGCAATCGCCAGCAGACAGCCCACGAGGAAGCGGATCATCGGTAGGCCAGGACGTGTGCGTTGTGCGGCATCACGCTGGCTCCATGTCGCGTCGGTCCCAGATCATCTGTCGCTCGCTCTCGTCGATATCTTCGTGATGTTGCCATTCGACCATGTACTGGCCGTTGCCGAGGTCGAGCATCACGCGCCCTTCGGATTGGGCGATGTAGTCGTAAGCAAAGTCTCCGGGCGGGTGATGCCACTGAGCAGCAAAGGCATTCATGAACACCTTCGAGTGACGCACGCGATCGCCCGGCCGGAACACAACTTCCGTCGTCATTGGTAGGTCCTTTCACGATTTATAGAGCGGGCCGACCACAGCGAATGGAACTGTGGAGCGGTGAAAGAATGGTAGGGGAAAAAGAGGGGAATGTAAACAGTGTGTGTATGGCTGATTTAGAAGGCTTTTAGGCGGGCCCGCCATTGCCGCTTTGTAGGATAAACGCTGTGTGGACTTGGATCGATCGTATCGCATAGGATCGAACCCATGCGAGGCCGCAAACCACGACCGACACACCTGCGCGTGCTCGACGGCACGCGGGGCAAAATCCCCGCCGACCGCAATCAGCCAAAGCCACACGGCGACCTGTTCGATCCACCCGGCGATCTGATACCGCAGGCCATCCCGTTCTGGACCGAGGCGATTGCCGACGCGCCGCGCGGCTTGCTCAAGCGGCTCGACAAGCGCGCCCTGGCGATCTGGGCGACGGCGGCCTGGGCGCACGCCGACGCCGCTGCCAAGGTCGGGCGATCCGCGACCATCGTTCAATCGCAGACCACGGGCGCGGTCTACCAACACCCGGCGCTCTCGATCATGAACCGCCAGGCCTTGATCATGCTGCGGGCCGCGGCCGAGCTTGGCTTCACCCCGTCGGCGCGCACGAGGATCCACGTCACGCGCGAGGGCGACGACGGCAACGCCTTCTCCGAGTTCGCGTGAAGCCGGGCGGTTACGTCGAGGCGGCCAAACGCTACACCCGAGACGTCCTGGCCGGTCGCATCCCGGCCTGCCGCTGGGTGCGCCTCGCCTGCGAGCGCCAGGTGCGCGATCTCAAGGCGCAGCGCACGGCGGCCTTGCCGTTCCGCTTCGACGTGGCGGCGGCCGAGCGCGTCTGCCGTTTCATGGAGCGCCTGCCGCACATCAAGGGCCCGCTGGCGCGCGATAACAGCCGGATCAAGCTCGAGCCCTGGGAGTGCTTTCTACTGACCACCGCCTACGGCTGGCTGCACAAGACCGGGGCCTACAAGGGCCGTCGCCGGTTCCGCACGCTCTATCTCGAAGTGCCGCGCGGCAACGGCAAGTCGCTCCTGCTCTCGGGGCTCTGCCTCTACGCGATCGGCGCCGACGACGAGGCCGGTGCCGAGGTCTACAGCGCGGCCGTGACGCGCGATCAGGCGCGGATCGTATTCGACACGGCGCGCCGCATGGCCGAACGGCTACCCGATCTGCGCGACGCGCTGGGCATCGAGGCGGGCAAGCACGCGATCTATCAGGAGGCAACGGCCTCGACGTTCAAGCCGTTGGCCAGCGACGAAGACAGCCTCGAAGGCCTCAATATCCACTTTGTTGCCATCGACGAGCTGCACGCCCACAAGAGCCGCGCCGTGTACGATGTCTGCGAGACGGCGATGGGCAAGCGCGATCAGCCCATGATGGCGATCATCACCACAGCCGGCTCGGATCGCGCCGGCATCTGCTACGAGGTCCGGTCCTATGTCTGCAAGATCCTTGAGCAAGCGGCCACGGACGACACTTGGTTTGGCGTCATCTATACCATCGACCGCGATGAGAACGCGGTCGGTGAAATCGAGCAAGGTGACGACTGGCAAAGTGAAACGTCCTGGCGCAAAGCCAACCCCAACTGGAACGTCTCGGTAGAGCCCAACCACGTCGCGCGCATGGCCACCAAGGCCATGCAGCTTCCCTCGGCGCAGGCCAACTTCAAGACCAAGCACCTGAACGTCTGGGTCAACGCCGACAGCGCCTGGCTCGACATGGGCTACTGGCACCAGTGCCGCGACCCCGATCTCGACATCGCCGATTTCGTGGGCGAGCCCTGCACGGTGGGCCTCGATCTCGCGAGCAAGGTCGATATCGCGGCCAAGGCGCGGCTGTTCTCGCGCCTCATCGACGGCGTGATGCACTACTACTTTTTCGGTACCTACTACCTGCCCGCCGCCGCGATCGAGGCGGGACGCAACGCGCAATACCTGGGCTGGCGTGAGGCTGGTCTGCTGATCGAGACGCCGGGCGAAGTTTTAGACTTCACCCTGGTCGAAGCCGATCTCTTGGACGATGCCGGTCGCTTCGCGCCGGTCGAGGTTGCCTTTGATCCGTGGCAGGCCACACAGCTTTCGCAAAACATGCTGGCGCGCGACGTGCCGATGATCGAATACCGGCAGACCGTGGCGAACTTCTCGGCCCCGATGAAAGAGCTCCAGGGCCTCATCATGGGGCGGCGCTTCCATCACGACGGCTGCCCGATCACGACGTGGATGATGTCGAACGTCGTCTGCCATCGCGACGTCAAGGACAACATCTATCCGCGCAAAGAGCGCGACGAGAACAAGATCGACGGCCCCATCGCAATCATCATGGCGCTCGGCCGCCTGATGCTCGACCAGGGCGTACAGGAACCGGAAATCCGTTTCGTCGGAGGTTGACCATGACCATTCGTAGAACCGCGCCTGCGAAGGGCGTGGCGATGATGCGCGACACCACGATCGAGAAGGACGCCACCGTAGGCACGCGCCGCTTCCGCTTCGTTGCCAGCGACGAGAGCGTCGATCGCTACGGCGACATCATTCGCGCCAGCGGCTGGCAACTCGACCGCTACCGGCAAAATCCGCAACTGCTCTATGGCCACATGACGCGCGAGCTCCCGCTGGGCCGCGTCGAGCCGATCGCCGTCGAGGGCACGCGATTGATCGCGCACGCCGAGTTTGCGCCCGAGGGCATGAGCGCCTTCGCCGACACCGTCTGCGCGATGGTGAACGAAGGCATCCTGCTCGCCATGTCCGTCGGCTTCCTGCCGCTCGTCGATCCGACGCCGATCTTCGACGCCAACAAGCAGCTCACCGGCTTCGAGTTCAACGGCCAGGAGCTTCTCGAAAACTCCATTGTCACCGTTCCCGCAAACCCCAACGCGTTGCAACTCGCGAAGTCGTTCCCGCTCACCGACGAGGAAAGGCAGGTGCTGTTCACCCAGGAACCCGACCGCTCAAAGATCGCCGCCCTCCAGCGGCGCACGCTCATCAACGACCTGCGCTATCGCCGGGTCATCTGAGGACACGAGCCATGTCCATGCGCAAGCAAATCGAAGCGCTTCAGAAG